ATAAGAGGTACCATCGCTTTGAATTCTGTAGTTATAAGCCTCTGTAAGAACACTTGGTGTCTTATGAGGTCATTAGCTAGCGTCATCTACGATCGCCTCACCTATACCCTCTAACGGGTCTTGTAAGTGCTGTACTGCCACAACACCGTCATCGGTACTATCTGGGTCTAATGTCCCATCAAGCCTACGATTGCTTCTAAACTCTTCCATAGTCATTAGTGACCTATCAAATACCATTAACTCTTGAGCTATAATAGCTGGGTCAGCATTCTCTTCATAGAACTGATCATTCAATTCGTAGTCTATACTATTAGGGTTACCACCCATGAAGTCTGTAACCCACTTCAAGCACTGCTCTACAGCTGTTCCTATGTTAGCTGTTAGAGTACCTAAGGCAGAGTTCTGTGAACCGAATCTAATTCTAGCTGCTTCTGCTGTCTCTCTACCACCAGGTAAGGAGATTATCCTAGCACCTAGTTCTACAGCATAGTTTCTTTTTTCTGACATCATAGTAGATATCAATTGATTTGGATTAGCTTGTAATAGTTGTGCTGCACCTGTAGGGCCTAGGAATATACCTTGCCTACTACCAAACCTAACCCCGTTAGGGTTCATAGATTTGAATGTGTCTGCATCTAAGTCTGCTGATAAGAACAAGGTAGGCTGTCCACAGACATAACCACTCTCCTCTAAATCAGCTGAGTTTCTATAGTGTCCTATATTAATGACTGCTAAATCATATAGGGGAATCTTATCTACATCAGCGTCATTGTTCTGTGACCCAATAAATGTAAAGGGTATGTAATCAAAAGGTTGTTGGTTTAGTTTCGTAGGTATGAACACACTAACTAAGTCGTAGTCTTCATTGAAAATCTGTTGTGAGTAATGTCCTTCTTCGTTTAGACGTAGAACTCTGTACTGTACTTTCTCTTCCCACTGGAAGCCATCAACACCTATCTCGTCTACCATCTCACGTAGGACAACTAAGTCTAGAACTACACGACTACCTAATTCTTTAACTCTCCAGTTTATAATACTCTCTGCTGCATAGTTCTTAAGCCTAGCTGCATACTGGTCTTCTTGTAGTTGTTGCTTACTCAAACCTTCTGGAGCTGGGGGGTAGTCTACTAGTATTCCGTGTCTGCCTGTCTCAAGCAGCTCACCTACTATAGCATGGGCCATCTGTTCAAGAGGCAAGTTGCCGCCAGTGGCATCCTCTTTTAGATAGTCAAGCTCTTTAGGTACGACCACTGTACTAGGCTTTCTAAATACTAAACCTTGCAGTCCTACTTTGGTAAGGCCTGTGAAGTTGGTTAGTATAGCTGAATCTCTATACTGGTCACTCCTAACGGCATCCAAGGGATCGACTGTCCGAATGAACCTACTAGCATCGTTAGCGACTACAGACCTAACTAGGTCCCATCTACCGAATGCGGCGTTGTATTGCTTATGTGTACTGTCTACTGGCATTTTCTTTATCCTGTTTGTATCGTATCATTATATCATGAAACGAAAGTCAATTTTATATATTGGCTGCCTTATGGGAAGCTCATATGCTATGGGGTATGTGCTAGCATCATTCTGGTGATCATTACCCGCGTCTTTATCTGGTTTACCCATCTTATTGTAAGCCTGCTGTTCAAAGCAATCTGCCACTGTAGGGCACATCAATTCGTTTACAAATAACTTTCCTAGATTAAATGCTGCGTTAGTTGCTGCTACTCTATCACGTACATCAGGATTCTTTGGTTTAGCTCTTATAGTAAACCCTGCATCTCTCAGTATTGTTAAGTCACTTATAGCTGCATTACTACTGTGCTTTGCTGCACCGGAGCTATCCGGATACATTATTACTCTATGCCCTTTATTGGCATATCTATTCTTTATAGTCTCTGCTAATTCAGGTGTATCTCTAAGAGCCGCCATTTCATCTACAGCGTGCCACTCTCTACCACCATCTCTACGTACATATACAGTAGCACTCATATTATATACGTTAAAGTCACAGCCTATGTACAGCGTCTCACAGTCCCTTATAAGCTCGTTACTATTGTGTAGCTCTCTGTCGTAACAGTTGTATACTGTACCACTAGTTAAGTTACGGAACTCACCATTCAAGTAAGCACCTATCTGTGCCTCAGACAATGTCTTAGTCCGTTCCTCAATATAGGCTTGAGATATAGCTGGGTTATCTGATGTCCTTCCATGAACACATTGGTAACTATCACTCTTTAAAGCTTTCCACATCTTGTAACAAAACCTATAGCCCTCAGGAGATGTATAAGCACTAGTCTTATTCACCGCTTCAAACCTATTGTTCATCTCTGACCATACCTTATATTCTTCTGGTACGTCAGCGGGGTTCTGCCTATTACGTGATACTATCTTATCCCAGACTAACTGAGCCTTCTCTGTTGGCAGTGTATCTATCTCATCCACGTGGGCTGAGTAGGTTTCATAACCAATAATAAGGTCAGGGTTCTCATAAGACTTAAATAAGAAGTTACCCATGTAGGGATTCTTAGTCTCGATTGTATGATCGTTCTTATTGACAGTGTGTTCTATGCCTAGCTTATCCAGCCACATTGTAACGTTAGGAATAGCCACTGTACGAGTTAACTCATGTGATGGTTCATAGATACCTATGAGGGCGCCACCGCTATGCTTAGCTGATAAGACTGCATTCAATCCCATCAAATAAGATTTACCTGCGCCAAGCCCAGCTACGAATAGTGGGAATGGGCAGTCTAGCGCCATGAAGTCTGCTTGAGATTTAGTTAAACTTATATCTAAACTTGTCATTCTTCTTCTTCTTCTTGCTCTATCTCTAAAGGAATTGCTTGATGATCTATCACCCTAACATCGTCTTTTGGAGGTAGTACGTTGATATTAATAGTTTTTATTTCTTGACTGCCTGTGGCTTTAACCTCTGATTTATCGGCCCAGCCTACACCTTCGATGTTCTTCATAGCAAAACATATGATACCGGCGTTGGCTTTAACCTTGCCGCAGGCTGCATCTCTTGTTAGTTTATACCACCAAGAAGCGCAATCCCTATTACCTATATCATGACACTCTGCAAACTCTGGGTATTGATCTATCCAATTGTAGTACGTGGTTCTACTAATGCCCCACTCCCCACAAACTTCTGGAATAGACATACCATCAGACCTAAGGCCAAGCTTCAGCTGCCTAGCAAACTTCTTCTTATACTTCATGCCTTCTTCAGTAATTCTTTAACGCCGTCTTTAATCTCTTTTAAGTCTTCTTTCATATTTGAAACTCTCTCATCTAATACTTTAGCGTTAGTCTCTACTTCCGAAAGTCTTTCTTCTATATCATCCATCTTAGATACTGACCTCTTAAAAAAATAAACTATAAACCCTATGGCAGGGACTACAATAATCTCTACTAATGCTTTACCTGCACCCCAAAACTCGTGTAAATCCATTACTCTCCCTTATTTATATGTTCTAATGCTATGTTGTATGCGTCTACTTCTGCTTGTGTTAGGTTACCCTTAACACTTCTAAGCACTTGGTAGAACATCTTCTCAGGCATTAAGAACTTTCTTCTTCCCTCAAAGAAGCCTGCTAGTCCACTAAATATATTAGCTATAACTGGAGCTCCTACACTTATACCCCATACTGTAAACATTATTGTCATACAACTTTGTACATACCATTCAGGCATTGCTGAAAGGTTGACGAAGATCTCAACAGCTTTAGAGGGCCATATTACACCTAGTATGAAGGGACCAAACCACATAAAGAATGTTAAGTATTTAAAGGTTCTACCTGTAGCACCTAGCACTGATGTAGCTTTAACCAGTTCTGCTCTTGCTATCTCCCCAGCTAAGTTAGCTCTAGCTATCTCAAGCTGATGCTGTGACTCTATACGAGCCATAGCTAAACCATTCTTCTGTTTAAAGTAGTCTCCTAGAACTCCTGGGAGTCCTCCGAGGAAACCGAATAGTAATGACCAAGGCAAAATGATTCTCCTAATTAAATATATACTATTATATCACGTTATTTCTTAAGCTTTGCTCGGAGCTCAACTGCCTGGGCTTCTAACATAGACAATTGCATAGTATCTTTATCCCTTAGAGGCCTTATAGACTTCTTATCCAGCTCCTTTAATTCTTCGTATATAGGTGCGTTTATAATGTCGTTTTCTTTCTTATTGAAAGCTTCTAATACGTCTGTATCTGTCTTCCACCCCTCTATAGTCTCCATAGAGGGCTTTAACTTATCAGCTATATTCCACTCTTTTATATAGGCGCCTTGCCCATCATCCTGTAAGATGATGTCTACGAGAGGCCGTGCCTCTGGGTACTTAATAAATAATACATTTTGTAAATCCATAATTAATCCTCAAAATTTAATTCTATACACCTACCCAAAGACCTGAGAAGTGGCAGAAAGAGCCCTGGAGAGTTGCATTCGCCCCCATTAAATGGGCTCCGTACAGCTCGAAATAGTCTGTGGTACCATTGGCCGTTATCATTGTGCTGTTGGCGAGTCCGTGAACCGCCGTGCCTGATGACTGACCTGTAAAATTAGATAAGCTGATTATACCCCCATTCTTATATACAGCGACATCCATCTCCTTCTGATCGACTACACCAGTCAGAAATCTAATGCCGAATATGAATTGATAAGTTCCTGCAATTGTGGGGGTGAATCTATAATTAGTTACGTTGTCGAAATTCGAGTTGGTGTCGAAATTCTCCGTCTGTAAGTTTATTTTCGTATAGGTACCTGTACCAATTATTTGGTTTGCGTTGCTTTGGGCGCTGAAAGAGGGTATTGTTGCTGTACTAGATCCCCCATTAGCTACCGGTAGGACTCCAGTTATATCTGCTGTTAAGTCTACATTGCTTATAGAGTTACCTGTGCCATTGGCATCAAACGTCTTATTAGTTAGTGTATCTGTAGTAGCTTTACCTACTAATGTATCTGTAGCGGCTGGTAGTGTTACTGTTGTAGAACCAGCTACAGCTGTAGCGTCTATAACCGTAGTACCACTAGTAGTACCTGCTACTATTAACTTACCAACAGCTCCTGCACCACCAAATGTCTTAGCTCCTGTGACTGTCTGTACGTCAGCTAATACCATATCACCAGAACCACCACCACCAGCTGCTTTAATACCTCCAGCAGCATCGTATACCCTAAAGCCTTCACTATCAATGTATACTAAAATCTCATTAGCACCTAAGGTGACAGCTGGCATAACTTCGTAGTTAGTTGCTGATACATCCTTCTGTAATGTGATTATATTATCTGAAGCACCCTTATTGGCTAGAGATATAAACTTAACCTGTCTCTGTGTACTAGCTCCTGGAGCACCTATAATAGTAGTAGTGGTAGCTGTTGTAATAGCTCCTTGACTACTAGCAGGTGTAAATGTTGTAGTAGTTATATCTGCGTAAGCAACTACAAAGTCTAAAGCACTTGTAGATGAAGTAACTACTTCTAAAATATGTGTCGTTTCCGAAAGGAGAATCATGCTATACCCTCAAACTTATGTATCGTAAAATTTCTTGTTGTGTCTTGGTTGTGGATGTTATGGTACGAGTTTCGGTAGCGTCATTGGTAGTAATGGTGGTCCCCGTACCTGGCAGTATGTAATCTGGATCGTATTCTTTTATTAGTACGTCATCTGACCATGATACGGCCGTGGTTCCTGCCTTACCTCTTTCAACATATAAATCGAATCCTTTCCTACTTGTAACTTTAACAACCTCAAAGACACCAACCTCATTATCGAGGACTAAGTAATATCCACCCATAATCTTAGGTAGGCCATTGCCTGAGTTAACTGTTATTGTAGTTACTACTGATGTTAGGGTTCCGTTGGTTCTTGTCTTATATGCCATTGTATTCCTGTGTATGGAGGTAGGGAGTAGAGTTTCACTACATCTCTCTGATACAATCAGAGGCTTTATCTTAGCTAGTCACAATGCTAACAGGCTTAAGCTATCCCCACCATAATTTACTATGTTATTATTCTTATTCTTGCTTATCTATTATAACACATGTAACATATATCACTGGTATGTTAGATTTTGCTTTACGCTTCAATCTAGCTAACTATTATATATAAGTTATTCGTTTCCATTAGAAGACACCTTCAGTGTCCCGGAGTATGGTACGAAGATAACTTATATGGTCTAGTATCTTCGCTTTGCTTGATGAACCATCTTTGATTCACATCTCCATGTTCATCTAAACATAGATTCAATATAGCATATTTTTGTGTCCGAGTCAACCCCCCAAATATGGTTATTTTAACAACTATATTGCTTTATGTTTAATTATTGTCTATACTGTAAATAGTTAATACAGAAAAGGAGAATATTGTTATGGGTAATTTACATATACATGTTGAAACAGCTTCTTTCTCAACAGCTTTGGCTGATGTAGAAAGGGTTATATATAGAGATGCTTTCATAGAGAGTAATCTTAATCAATTCCAAGCCGCTAAACTCTTGGGAGTTAGCCGCGGCACATTGCGAGCTAAACTAAAGAAATATTTTGGTACTAGATATATTGGTACAAGGAGTAAATCATGATCACTACAATAGTAATAGGTTTTGTAATGTTGATAGCAGTGTTTGTATTATTTTATCAAGATGAAGATTAGCACTTGCATTTTATCCAATTGTCTTCTATACTTTATATAAGAGGAAGACAAAAGGAGATTAAAATGTTTGATTTAATGTTTGTAGTATTCATCTTGCTTATGGCAGCTGTTGTTATATTACCTTTAATATATACAGCTCCTAAAGAAAGTAGATAGGAGACTAACATGGATTTATTACACCCAGTAGAAGTTATAGCAGAAGTAGAGCTTGCTTACAAACTTAAGGCTGGTTCTATCGTAAGAAAGGATAATAAGAAGACTGTGTCTGAAGCTAGGGCTGTAGCATCTTATGTAGCCTTCGTATCTACAGGTAGAAGCTATTATGAGTTGGGTATGGTGTTTAAGAGAGACCCTACATCAATCATGGCACATGTTAGGCACATGCAGAAGGTAGTTGAGGATGAGGAGATTACAACAGCTAAACTTGTAATTTGTTGGTTAATTAATAAGTTTCGGGAGTAGTCATGAAATTTGAAAAGGATTGGAGAAAGGATGTAGGCTTGTCTGATAACACTAGACACACCCTAGAGACCTTATACGACCCCCCTTATGTAGCTGAGAGGGTTACCATAGAAGATGCCGAGGATAGCATCCTACGGAGCTTAGAAGAGATAGCTGGGCTTGACTATGGGTTAGTTACAACACTAATAAGGGTTATTGAGCTCGGTATCAATGATAAAGATGCAGAATACATAGAAGGACACACATTTAAACTGCATTGTGAGGCTTTAAACATAGATCACGAGTATATGTTAGAAGGTATTAAAGCTAGACTAGAGTCTGACACTAAGACTTGGAAAGAGACTGCGAAGAGTAGTACCACGGAGAGTGTTGCAGCTACAAGACTTAAAGCAGCTGGTGGTATTGCTGGGTATAGCAGCATATATTGAATGAAGATAATAGGAGAGAGTCATGAGTGATAAAAAGGGTCGTGGGGTGGAGGATAATTCCTTCGAGTTTAAGTTAGACCAAGTAATAGCTAGTGTAACTAAGGCTAAGAAGGATACCCTTTACGTATCTAAGATAACAGGTAGAGTGGCACCAGCTGAAGACTGGGTATCGGAGCACCGCAGATTAATTATTGCAGGAATGGCTACATCTGATAAATGGAACCACCATTTAAGGCCTTTAGTAGAGTCTCCAATACCTTCTCCAACCAAGGCTGAGTTTAAATGGGATTGGGAGGCACTTTAAATGAAAAAATACCTCATATGGCTAGGTATATTAGGGATTGCGGAGATTGCCATCTCATTATATCTGGCTTTTTGGAGAGAGGAGTTTTATAATTCCATAGTCTCTAGGGATTTAGACGAGTTCTTACTTCAGACAGCTCTATTTACTGGTGTAGCTCTATGTTACTGCTTTGTTGCCGGTATGGCGGGATATTTGTCCACTTTAAGTGCAATTAAGTGGAGAGAAGTGTTAAATGCGCGTGTTCTTGCTTCTAAGCCGGTAAAAATCGTTAACTATGCACAGAGAGTTCAGGAAGATTGTCGCGAGTACCCGTTATTATTCATAATGCTTGTTTTTGGTGGCATAAAGAGCGTATTGTATATTCTAGTGTTCACTGTAGCACTCCTTATGGGCTTCTCTTGGGTCTTTGCGGCTATTATAGTAACCTATGCAGTTATTGGGACTATCATAACGAAATGGGTGGCGAAACCTTTGATTAAGTACAATTATGACCATCAGGCAGCTGAAGCAACGTATAGGTCGGACCTTAGCCCTGCTAAATTCGGTAGATGTATAAAAATTATGCTTGGTATGGCTAAGAAAGAGAAACATCTTAGTTATGTACAGAATTTCTATGCACAACTAGGTGTTGTACTGCCTTTACTACTGGCTGTACCTATATACTTCACAACAAACATGTCTGTGGGTACATTAATGAAATTCAAGAGTATAGCTTCTGTGATTGTGGATAACTTTTCTTATGGCGTACTCTCATTTGCTATTATTAATAAATTTTTATCTTGTAGAGCAAGACTTAAGGAGATTTCTGTCATATGAAATTATTAATCGTTATTATTTCAGCATTGATTAGTTTTAATACATATGCTGTAACTTTCAGCCAAGCTAAGGCTGTATATAAGAAAATACTCGAAGATAACGGGTATAGACATTTTAATCAGAAATTAGTACTACGGATGGACACCGATAACAACGCAGAGTCCACTTTTGGAGCTATTTACATAAATACAGGGATGCTTAGGTACTTAAGGAACAAACATGAGCTTGCTATGATCTTAGGGCACGAAATGGCCCACTATAGACTTAGTCATGGAGGTTCTACACCTAGCAATGAGTACGCAGCTGATTACAGAGGTGCTGTGTATATACAAAGAGCTGGATACTCTGTATGTAGAGGTGCTAAGGCATTAAAGAGGCTTAACTCTAAGGGTGGTAAGACGCATCCATCTAGCATTAGCAGATATAAACGTTTAGGATGTAAATAATAACTAGGGAGAAGATTATGAGTAACAACGATAAGATAGCAGCTATTACAACCGTAGTGCTGTTTGTCCTTTGGGGTGTATGTCTAACCGTGCTACTAAGTGCAATACTGTAGCTTGACAAACAATAGTAGAAGTGTTATACTAATAGTAAGAGAACCTACCTTGGGACCTCTTAGTTGCGCGCCGGGATGAAATCCGGGGCGTCTTTACCTTATTAAAGCAGTTACAGGGTTTTCTTGAGATATTTTCCCTAATCAACAATAAACCTCATTCTTGTCGAGATGTTTTGGCAGTCCTGGTCTCACCCTACGTCCTAGTAGGCCCTGAGGATTCTGCCGCCAATGTGATCGTAGCTCAACTGGTAGAGCCCTAGATTGTGATTCTAGAATATGTAGGTTCGAAGCCTATCGTTCACTCCAAACCCCCCATAAATAACCTTCAAGATGTATTTTACCCCCCTTATAATAACCCCTTACGGGACTTTTTACCAGTATATACCTAATTTACCCTTGTATATTCCCGTTCAGGTATAACCTTGTGCATGAGATGATGACGTACACAAAGAATAGGGGTTTCTTGTGCATATACATAGGACCTACTCCTGTTTATAATAACCAGAGGAGAACAATATGAGTATAGTAGATTCGTTTTTAATTGTGCTAGCAATACTGTTTTTAATATCTCTTGTATCAGTAGGTATGACAATACTACAAGTCAATAAGCATATTGATAAACTAGAAGCAGCAAGAAAGAGAAGAGAGAACATAAAGTAACAACGATGCGGAACGTGGGAACGTGTAGCGGTTTTAACGTGTTAACAAAACTCCACTCTCTTAACATGAGACAGTGTTCATGTCGAATAAATCCCAATACGTTAACATGACTTTTGCTCAGTGCGGAATGTATAGAATACATGTAGCATGGCGTTACACCAGAGGTGTATAAGCTGACCTTTGACCCAACGGGTCTCCCATTGCATTTTCTTTTTTTTGCACGCTAGATGGTGGGCACTTTTCCCTTCACTCCCCCTTGGGGGGCCCTACCCCTACGGAGGTAGAAGCCCACTGCGTGTGCATTTAGAGAGGAAGCACGTGAGTGGTTCTGATAAGAAAACCCTTGGTTTCCCTAACACCTATTAGCCGTGTAAACTTATAAAGACTCTTATTACACGGTCATCGCTCTGTAAGGCGATGATTATACGCTATATATATACAATTCACTAGCTAACGCTACCCAGTGCTACTGGGCTTCGGTTCTTGTATATAACTCTATGATTCTATATCAATAGACGCTAAAAAAGGGCCTTTAATAGCCCTTTTAGGTTGTTTCGTTGTGTTTATCGTACGTTATTATCTATGCTCTCGATGCAGGATCCAATCATCTCTAACTCTATATCTATTGCTATCCTCTGCATTAATGTGAACTCAACATCCCATTCCTGCTTCTGCCCTCTCATTGCTATAATGTCCTTCCTGAGAACTGCTTGCTCCCTTATGTAACTTAGTTGGTCTTCAGTAAACATATCTAGCTCTCTCTATTAATCCATTGTAAATCACTAAGCTCTTTAAGGAACTTCTTTAATGCCAGCCTAGCTTCGTATTCCTCCTGTTCTTTCCTCCACTTACTACACTGTAGCTCGTTACTCATATCATTCCTCCTCTGATAGTAGTGTATATACACAAAATACAGCAGGACTTAACGAAAGTGCGGCAAGTATTAAAATGACGACCTCAGCACTTAAGTCGTCCATAAGCCAATGCAATAAGCCTGCAATCATTGAAGCTGTAAGCACTATAAATAGCACTATACCTACACTCTTTAATAACCTCATGTCACTCTCCTTCAATGAAACAATACTCTCACTATGCGCTATATTAATGTAGCTGTAAATCCAGCCTCATATAAAGCCCTAATAGCATTATTAACAGCCTCTTCATATGTAGCCGCTTGCCTATCAAACATCAACTCAATAACGCCCTCATGAGTCATACACATTGCATCAGAACATCCTGAATCATATATCCTAGATAACGAATCATCTGTGAATGAACTATCATCTAGCCTTAATGTAAATTGGTGAGGGTAGGTCTTTTCGTATTCTAAGTCTAAATTGATGTTTAAATGCTGCATTGCATCCATAACCTCTTTATCCCTAGATTTATCGGTTAGTGATACTAATTGCTCTAGTAAGTCCTTCATGTTATCCCCCTAGGATGCTGTTGGATCATAAAACCCTTCACCACGTAATAAAAACGTACTTGTTGATACCCACTTCTCACAATCAATGCCCCCACATTCGGTACACTCTGGATACAATACTTCATCCATTTTGTGAATTACCTCAAATACGTTGTTACAGTTAATGCAGTGATACTCGTATATCATGGTCGCACCTTAATGCCTGCTAAAACCTGACATGAATGTACGTATTCATCGTCAGTTATTAACCCTGCATCGTGTAAATATACAAGCCCTAAGTAGTCGTTATGTAGACCTGCATCATCAGCATATAAGTTACCTAGTATATGCCTAGCCCTCTCACTGAGAGAATGGCAATCCGCCAAGCCATTAGCCATATCCTGCAATCTAAGCTCTATAGCCTCCACCCTAGACTCCGGAAGGCCTAATACGTTATTAGTTATGCCCATAGGCTCCTTAGCTGAGCCGATTTTATCGGCTTTTCGGCTCATATCCCCAACCCTCTTTTAGCCTTAGGTATTTTAAAATGCCTCTTTATACGTGCTTCTAGATTCTCTTCATCATCATGTAAGTATATGTCTTTATCAGATTCTATCTTATTCATTTCGGATCTTGTTAGGAAAGGAAAACAAATCTCTGCCATAGCCTTAATTGATTTAGTTGTTGCTGCCATTCCTTGTAACATCTCATCACCTTTACCCACAATACCGCCTGAATAGTTATGGAACATTAGAAATGTACCTGGACGTAGTATTAAGGCATCACCAGATAGAGCTAACATAGCAGCCATTGAGGCACTAGAATAAACAACATCCACTGTTACAAATGCTTTGGTCTTCTGTAAGGCCCTTATTAACATCTGTCCTACGTCACATCTACCTCCTCCACTATTAAGTAATATATCTACCTTATCATTATAGTCTGCTTCGTGTAGGAATGTGAAAAAAGCTTCATAGTCCTCGAATTCATCAAATGAGTCATATAATTCAATCTCTATATGCTGACCTAATACTCTCATGGCTGTCATAATATTATCCTTGTTTAGTTAAGGTTTTGGTTAGTAGTTCTACGCCCCTAGGACATGCTGCGTTAAACTCTAGATCTACTGAACTGTCTTCTACTGCCTTCTGTAAATACCTAACACCTTGCCCACTATTAATTGCTTTAGTGATTATGTCACTATCTAACTGTATATCTTCTACATCAGCCCCTAGAAATTTTAACTCATCTCCTAGCGCAGGTAATATAATGTTATGTAGTATATTAGTATAATCGTCCTCACTTAGTTTGTCAAGTACTGCTATAGTGCCCAATCTACCTACTAATTCAGGAATCAACCCAAACTTAATGATTTGATCACTCAGCTCATCATATTTGATATCTTCTTCTACAGTGGTATTGGCAAAACCTATACCCCTTGATTTAGAGGTGTTATGTTCAAACATCTCTAACCCAGAAAATGCACCTGCGAATATAAACGATAATCCTGTAAACTCTGCCTTATTCTCAAAGAGTGATAAGAAGTTAGCTTGTGTCTGTTGTTGCCATCCATCACCTGACCCATTAGCTAGCTTATCAATCTCATCAACAAATACAATCATCTGGTCTAGAATTTCCTCAGGACCTGTATAGCTTGTCTCTGTCTCAGCATACACTTTCTTAGCCTCTTTACGTATCTTGGCATAAACCTTCTCTGGTGATAGGCCTACAGCTGACGTATGTGTTAATTGTGTTGCATCAATCTTGATAAATGGTACTTTCATAATTCTAGTGGTGTTCTCTACTAGAAATGTCTTACCTGTACCACTAGGCCCTATGATTAGAGCGTTATTGGTTTTAATCAACGCCTCATCTGGATACCCTAATACATATTTCTGTGACCATCTAACTTGTGATCTGTTTATTAGGTTTATTAGAATCTTCTTAGCCTTAGTGTGCCCATAAACTGCACTATTAAGTTCTTCCATTACTACGTTGTTATTCATGATACCCTCCTAGAGGTGGTGTTTCCTTTTATACTTAAGTTGAGCTTTTCTTCCCTCTTTCCATCTTAGATACTGCGCATGTAAATGTATACGTACTGCTCTCATATGGTACTTATATAAAGCTGCTATTACTACAACACTAGATGATAATAAGGCTGTAGCTACTAGTCCTAATACTATTGTAGCACCATTCTCTATAATGTCTGCTACTACCCATAATAAATCTGCGAATAATGCTATTGCGAATGCTATTGTAATTAATTCAAGCAATTCACCAGCTGCTGTTAGATGTGCTCTTCCTTTAATACTCATGATTAACTCCTTTTGTCTTCCCCTACTATAAGTATAGCAAAGAGTAGGGAAAAAGCAAGGAATTACTTAACTAATTGCAACATATTACCAAACCTGATTTTGGTTAACTCTCTACCATAACTAATAGCTTGTAAAAGTCTCTTATTAACCTTATATTGGTACATAGATACTATCTTATCATCCTGTATGTCTATACCTTCAGCAAGCTTAAGATGATGGTCCAATAGCACTCTACGACCTACTATCTCCTCAGTATCCCCTAGTTTCACAGCCTCTCTAAAGTTTTGCATAGCTCTCATTAAGTTTATCAATGTAATGCCTGTATCTCCTGGGTTTTCCATGACGTACCCCTTAAAATCTAGAAAAGTCAACAGATCTAACAATACCTCTATATACACCTATTGTATATGTAACACCATTCCTCTCATAATACAACTTATCCATTGCTGTACCATCAGGTTGACCACATTTCTGTATAACCTTATGTTCTGGCACTGAAGGTGTTATAATCATTCCTCCACATCTTAATGCATAAGCATTTGTTGCTATTAATGCTGATACTAACAATAAAGCTACTGTAAACATGCCCCTTGTAAATGTTTTGTTATTCATGACGTTCTCCCTTGGTATACTTAAACTATAGACCCAAAAAAGGGAGCGATCAAGCTCCCAAGTGTAAAGAATCAGTAAAGAAACTGTAAAGACTACACTAAATAGTCTTTAACGTCTATATTCTTACCTGCTCTATAGTTAACTCTACCCTTACTATCAGTGTCGAACAGTAGAACTGTACCATTATTACTATACTTCTCTAGTGTATACAACTCCTTCTCTTTAGTTCTACGACCTATAAGCTCTTTCTGCTTAGTCCACATCATAAAGGCAGCACCAATACGGTGAAGGGCTTCGCCTGCATTGATTCTTCTAAGCAACGTACTACCAGCCATACCGCCTGTACCCACGTTATAACAGAATGACACTAAGGCATCAAACCTTCTTTGTGAGATGTTAACCTTAACAGCCCTATTTACAGCCCTCTCGTACTTCTCCAAGGACTTACTAAACAACTCAAAGGCATACTCTATAGTAATGTACTCTGTCTTGCTTAGAGCCTTAACATTAAGCTCACTACGTGTAGCTCCTATCCCTATGGTCCACACACCCACACTATCCTTGTAAGGACGTAAGCATACGCCCTCATGGCTTGCTATCTCAATTTTACCTTGTATACTAGTTTTCATACCTATCCCTCAAATAGTCTAACGAAATGAACATAGGATCGAAGCTTCCATTTGATACTCTATGGAGATACACAATACCCCTCCAATGGTCATTCCCTTGAGGTCCTTTATAATCCTCTGTATGTAAGTAGCAAGCTCCTGCTACGATGCCCCACTGTTGCTGCCCTGCTATTGTAAATCTTGTAGCTATATCTAATGTCTGCTTATGGCCCACAACAAAGGTCTTACCAACTTTAGCCAGTTGATTCATAGCAGCACCACCATAAGGCCTACCACTCATAGGGTTGGCTAGGTAATGTGTGTATATAATCCCCTCTATCTCTATAGTCTCTAAAAAGGGTATTACATCCCAGTCATCGTAAGGTAAATCGCTATACTGGACTACACCATCCAACTCTGCCTGGTCCTCTGTAACTCTGGCTATCCTAGCCTCGTGATTCCCTAATGTTAACACCATTCTAGGATTATATCTAGGTCTGTGATTCTTCTTAGCCTTCTCATTATAGTCCCGCATAGGCCCTAATATTAGGTCCATAGCCTCTTTAGCAGATTCGATGTCCTTAGTATATCTCCTATTCTCAAAAGCCTTCTTCCCTTTATCGTAAAATGATAGACTCTCCATATCAGCAAAATCACCAATACAGATAAGGACGTCCGGTTTCTTGTCTATTATGTATTGTCCTATCCAACCACAGTGGGATAAATCCACACCTGGCTTTGCTTGTATATCCGGTATCACCATATGAGTTGTCATATCATTTCCTCATCATCTTTTTATGTTCTTCGCTACATCTCCAGTGGCCATACTCGTCACAACTAAAGACTACCATTCCTGCGAAAAGCCCCCAACTCCTAAACCATTGATAAGTATTACAGGGTGTATTCTTATATTCTCCACACCAAAACTTACCATCCCTAGGACTATCACATTCATTAGCGAATTTACCACAATAGTCTTGTATGTCGTCGTACCTCTCATGGGCCATCATGTCCCTAACGTAAGCTCTATATCTTCTGTTCTCCTGTGTACGCCATCCTTTGCACGCATTGTTATGACACACCGCAAATATAGGTGTGTGCCATTTACTCCTCGCCATTAATAATCCTTAGATTCTTCTCCCCGTAGATATGAAGCATACCAGCAAAATGCTCTACAACGTATCTCTCATTACCTTTGAGTGTCCTAAATTTAGCGACTATAATGCCTTCGACATGGTAGTCACCTGTGTGTTTCATTACTCTATCACCTATTTTCATTATTTACTCCTCATATATTCATCTGTTT